CTTTATTAACTGGAGCTTTATATTTTAATTCTACAGATGATGTAATGAAAAATTACACAGGTTCTGCATGGCAAAATTTAAAACCAACTTCATCTGAACAAACAAATATTAATACTTTATCTGCAAGTGCAGTAGTTGCTGACATGGCAATACTAGGTACTACAGATGTAGTTAATGATATGAATATTCTAGCAACTGCTGATGTGGTTGCAGATATGAATACACTTGCAACAAGTGATGTAGTAACTGATATGAATACTCTTGGTACTGCGGATGTTGTTAATGACATGAATGTTTTAGGAACTTCTGCAAATGTAGCAGCTATGAATTTATTAGGTACTTCAGCAGTTGTAGCTGATATGGCAATTTTAGGAACATCAGATGTTGTGTCAGATATGAACACACTAGCTACAGCAGATGTAGTTAATGATATGAATGTACTTGGTACTTCAGCTAATGTTACTGCAATGAATACTTTAGGTACTTCTACTAATGTAACTAACATGGCAACTGTTGCTGCAAATATAACTGGTGTAAATAGTTTTGCAGAAAGATATAGAGTTACATCTTCAAATCCTACATCAAGTTTAGATGCTGGTGATTTAGCTTTTGTAACTGGAGATAGTGCGTTAAAATTTTATGATGGATCAAGTTGGACTTCTATTGCACCGGGAATAGCAAATGTTGTTGACGATAGTTCTCCTCAACTTGGTGGAAACTTAGATTTAAATTCAAATAGTATAACTGGTACTGGTAATTTAGATATAGCAAATGGCACAATCAAACTAGATGGTAACTATCCAACAGGTACAGAAAATGTTGCGTTAGGAGACAAGGCATTAGATGATGGTTCGTTAAGTGGAGCTCATAATACTGCAATTGGCTCTTGTTCTATGACAGCTAATACAAGTGGTCAAAGAAACACTGCTGTTGGTAGAACTTCGTTAGAGGCAAATACGACAGGTTCTTGTCATACTGCATTTGGTTTTGGAACTTTAAGAAGTAATGTAAATGGAAATTACAATACAGCAATCGGATACCAAAGTTTAAATGCTAATATTAGTTCAGATAACAATACAGGAGTTGGTTATAATACTTTAGTTGTTAATACAGCTGCAAATAATACAGCAGTTGGTTCGAACTCTTTAGTAGCTAATACAACAGGTGGAGAAAATACAGCTGTTGGTGGTTCTGCTTTACAAAAAAATACAACTGCAAGTAATAATGCAGCAGTAGGTTATTTATCATTGTATAACACCACAACAGGTGGTGCTAACACATCATTAGGAACTTGTTCTTTAAAAGAAAATACTACAGGAGTTCACAATGTGGCTGTTGGTAAAGATGCTTTAGAAGCTAATACAACAGGTGGATGTAATACAGCAGTTGGTAAAGAGGCTTTAGCTGCTAATACAACTGCAAGTGATGGAGTAGCAGTTGGTTATTTAAGTTTAAATAGTAATACAACAGGTATTAGAAATACAGCAGTTGGAAGATGTTCTATGCAAGCCAACACATCTGGTTGTTGTAATGTTGCTGTAGGTTCAAGAGCAATGCTTGTCAATGTTAGTGGAGATTTCAATACTGCTTTAGGTGGAAGTGCTTTAGAATCTAATACAACAGCAGATAACAATACAGCAGTTGGTGCTCATTCTTTAAAAGTAAACACAACAGGTGCATCAAATACAGCAGTAGGTAAATGTGCTTTAGCTGCTAATACAACAGGTAACAATAACACAGCACTTGGATTTGAATCGCTTATAGCTAACACCACAGGCGAAAGTAATGTAGCTCTTGGTAGAACAAGTTTATTTTCAAACACAACAGGTTCAGATAATATTGCAATTGGATTAAGTGCTTTAAGATGTAACACAACAGCTTCACAAAACACAGCAGTAGGTTTTTGTGCTTTATGTTCTAATACGACAGGTTGTTGTAACACAGCATTAGGTAGGTCATCACTTATTGCAAATACAACAGGAAATTTTAATACTGCTGTAGGTAGAGGTGCTATGCAAGTAAATACAACAGCATCAGAAAACACAGCTGTTGGTTTTTTATCACTTTTTAATAATACGACAGGTACAGCTAATACTGCATTAGGTGTAGAATCTCTAAAAGCAAACACAACAGCAAACAGTAATACAGCAGTTGGACTTAAATCACTTTACGCTAATACAACAGGAACAGATAATACAGCTATCGGACAACAGAGTTTATTTTCTAACACAACAGGTGATAGAAATGTAGCATCAGGTTATACTGCTCTATATACAAATACAACAGGTAATTGCAATATAGCAGTTGGAAGACAAGCATTATATAATAACACCACAGCTTCTAATAATACAGCAGTAGGTAATAATGCTTTATTTACTAACACAACAGGTTGTCAAAATACTGCTTTGGGTGAGAGTGCATTAGCTGTTAACACAACAGGTTGTTCAAACGTAGCAATTGGTCATCTATCTTTAGATGCTAACACAACAGGTTGTTTTAATACAGCAGTTGGAAAAGAATCTTTAACAAGTAATACAACAGGTGTTCATAATATTGCAATTGGTAGAGCAACTTTAGACCAAAATACAACAGGTCATTATAATTTAGCAGTTGGTTATCAAGCTATGGCTGTTAATACAGCTTCTTGTTATCATACTGCACTTGGTTATTTTGCTTTATTTCTTACCAATGGTGGTGAAAGTAATACTGCTGTAGGAAGAAACTCAGGGTACAATATTTCAACAGGCTCTAATAACTTAACATTAGGATTTAATGCAGGTAGGTCTAGTTCCCCATCAGGTGCAATTACAACAAGTTCTAATAATGTTGTTCTTGGAAATGATAGTATCACAGATTTATATTGTGCTGATACATCAATTTCATCATCAGATTTAAGAGATAAGACTGATATAGAAGATTTTACACATGGTTTAGATTTTGTAACAAAATTAAATCCTAAAACTTATAGATGGGATAAACGAAGTTGGTATATAACTGATGACAACCAAAGTATATTAGATGTAACACCAGATGGTTCTAAAAAGAAAAATAAAAAACATATTGGTTTCTTAGCACAAGACGTATTGGCTTTAGAAAAAGAAATAGGTTTTGCTAATGATAGAGATGATATGTTAGTTGTTAATCAAACTGAAGATGAAACTAGATATGGTCTAAAATATGAAAGATTAGTACCTGTATTAGTCAATGCAATTAAAGAATTAAAAGCAGAAATAGACGAATTAAAGAAAAAATAAACAATAACTAATGAAAGGAACAAAATGTTAAATACATATGTCGTAGAAGGCGGAGTAGGTAAATGTACTGCATTTACAGCTTTAATACCAGAACTTAAAAAAAAATCAGAGGTGCAAATATATACACCTTACATTGGTTGCTTTGGTGGTAATCCAAATGTTAAGATGGCATTTGAAGGAACTATACCTTTAACACATCCAGACATAATGGCATCAGATAATCTATATTATTGTGAGCCATATAAATCTAATTTTCAATTTGGTAAACAACATTTAATAGAAAGTTACTGTGAGCATCATGGTGTTAAATATGATAAATCAATGAAACCCAAAATATACACAGAGCAATACAAAGAAAAAGTTGATGAATGGTTAAAGGTAAATAAGATAGGTAAATATATTTTAATTCAACTTTCTGGTGGACAACCTCAAATGGGTTTTAATGTTAATAACCAATATGTTAATATTAATCCTAATAGAAACTATCCACCTTTTCTTGCACAACAAGTTGTTGATATGCTAAGAAAAGAATATCCAAACACAACTATTATTAACTGCGTATTACCTAATGAACCACATTTTAATGGTACTATAAGATGTGATCTACATTGGACACATATACATGAAATGTTAAAAGGTGCAGAGGGGTTTATTAGTATTGATAGTTGCTTAAATCACTTTTCAGCATCAGCAGAAAAACATGGAGTAGTTGTTTGGGGTTCAACAAGGTGGACACAATTTGGTTATTCACACAACAAAAACCTACAATTTCACATGAATGATAAATGGGATGAAATAAAGTATGTTGAAAGTGATCCTAGAAATGTTATGGTAGAACCTAAATTAATTATTGATAGTTTTAAAAAACTTGATAAAGACAAACCAGTTGCGTGTGCAACTAAATAGGAGATAAATATGAGTGAAGAAGTAAAAACAGCAGAAGAAATAGCACAAGATTACACAGCTATGGGTCATTCTGTAGATTTAATTAATGGTATCATTGATGAAACTCAAATGGCAGATGAATCAGCAGAAGATAGACAAAATGCAGTTGACAGAAATGTTGAACACTTAGAAATTATGGTTGCTAAAGATTACTGGACAGATGAAAGTATGACTTCAGTTAATGCAGCTATTACTGCTGGTAAAGCATATACTGCTAGTTAATTTATTATAATGAAATTTGTTTTAGCCTACACTATTTGTTCGGCTATTACAGGTTTTTGTAATACACCAATAGCACATCCTACAGATTTTAATACTTGGACCGATTGCACAAAACATGGTGCAGTAATAACTATAAAAACTACCAATGATTTTTTAGAAAGATTTAACGAAGAAAAATTATACGTTTCTTATTTTTGTAATTCAGTGGAGAGAGATAATGCCTAAGAACTCTGCGCTTGAAAGAATAGAATCACACGAAAAACTTTGTAGAATAATGCAAAAACAAACTCATCAAAAAATTCATAATATCGAAACAGAAATCAAAGATATAAAAAAACATTTATACTATGCTATGTCTGCGCTCATAGGTGGTATGTTCACAATTATAGTTATATTATTTCAAAAACTTTAAACTTTAAGGCTGCTATGGCTAGAAGAAAAAAGGCAATCACTGGTTTAGTTAGCGAAATGAAAGTACAAATAGAACTTGCAGAAGATCCAAACTTATTAGTATTTACACCGCTTGGTGGTCTAGGTCCGGTAGATATTGTTACTTTAAATATGTCTACAGGTGAGTATATTGGGTATGATGTTAAGTCAAAAAACTATAGAAAGAAAGATAGTTATGTTGCACCAGATGGATACAAAAGAAATCTTAAAGGAACTTTTATATCAAGAGGTGCTACTAAAGAACAAAAGAAACTAAAGATAAAGATAATATATGCCAAATGATAATTCGCTAGATATTATTAATGAGTATAAAGAGCAGGTAAGAATACTGAAAGGACAGATTGCAGAGCTTGAAGATGCAAATAAGTCTAAAGATTCAGCTAATAAAAGGTGTTTGCAAAAGCTAGAATTTTGTACTAAAGATTTAGATGATGCTCAAAAAAAAATCAAAGAATTAGAGGAGAAAATAGATAATGCCATTTGAAATGATAACAATGCTAGGCTCTACTGTATTAGGTGGAGTGATGAGTATTTGGTCCCAAAGTATTAAAGCAAAAAGAGAAGAACAAAAGATGTTAATACAAAGAGCAGAAGTACAAACTGCTGCTTTTAAAGAAGCAAGAGAGTATGAGAACACAGGCTTTCAATGGACCAGAAGAATAATTGCACTTACTGCTATCTTTGCTATAGTTGTATTACCAAAAATTTTACCACTTATCTCTCCAGATGCTCACGTTGTAGTTGGCTACACACAATTTAAACCCGGATTTTTATTCTTTGAAGGTAAAGAAATTATGAAGTGGGTACCTATGGATGCTAAAGGAATAATCATTACACCACTAGATACTAACTTAGTATCTGCAATTATTGGTTTATACTTTGGTGGGTCCTTAGTTAAAAAATGATTGATCCCAATCAAGACAAACTATCTCATTTTGCGCACTGGTATCTAACCTCTGGTGAAGTAGATAAAGTATATACACCTATGAAAAATGGTTTAGTATTCATAGAAGGTGTTAGTGGTATAGTTTTATATAGAGTAAAATCTTTTCAAGTAGAACTATTTATATGTCAGCCTAACTGTGTAATACCACAACACACACATCCAGATGTAGATAGTTATGAATGTTTTTTATATGGAATGAAATTCACTCACTCTGGTGAAACTATAATTGATCACGAAGAAGCATTTAAAGAAGAGAATGGTTTTCCAATTAATCTTTATCAAACTATAAGAGTAAGACCAAATGATCCTCATGGCGGAACAGCATCTGATAAGGGAGGTGCTTTTATATCTATTCAACACTGGTTAAATGATGTAGAACCTACTCATGTAAGTTCTAATTGGGATGGAAATTATATGGGTAAAGAACATTTAAAACAAGCAAACACAAAATGAAGTTGTATGCACAACAATATAGTAAGAGAGTAACACACTTATCACAACAAGGTTATGGCAAAAAAAAAGTTAAATCTCGAAAAACTAGAACACGTCAGAATACCAAAAAAAACAAGTATAGGTAGACGACCTAAACTATCTTCTATGAATAAACATAGAAAGAGACAAAAAGGTAAATCAAAAAATCGTGGACAAGGGAAGTAATATCTTATAATAAAAAGTCGGAGGATATAAATATGCATGATGATATACCTACACACGAACAGGACTTAAATATGATACAAAAGATTAAGAACAAAGCTATGCACTATTGGACAGACCATAAAGAAATGGTTATCGCAATAGCTGTAGTATTGGTTATTGCTATCATTATATAATCAAACATAAGGATAACCTATGGAGATAGACAGGATGAACTACTATTTCACAGGTTTTCTTATAATAATGCTTACGTTGTTGGCTTTTTGTGGAGGACCAGCAACATGATTGATAAATTTATCTATAATTTTTTTGGAAAATTAGATATACTTTGTGGTTTGATAGACAAACTATTTGCGCCACGTTGTAAATGTAAGAAGAAAAAGAAATGAAAGTATCTGAAAATACATCTGTAAGTATGCCAATCAAAAATATGGTTGGTATCATTGTAGCGGTTGCTATGGGTATCTTTGCATACACTGAAGTTACTGCTAGACTTACATCACTTGAAACATCAAGAGAATTATTTCAAGCTGACTTACTTAAAAAGTCAGAACAAAAACCAACTGATCAAGAACAGTTTATGTTATTGGAATCAGTTTTTGCTGACGTAGAAAAACTTACAGAAAATCAAGAGCAGAACATGACTAACAAAGTTAATATAGAATTTTTAAAAAACCAATTAGAAAAAGCATTAAAAGATATTGAACATTTAAAAGATAAAGTAAGACAAAATGGTAATGGTCATGATTGAAATAGTGGTAGCATTATTATTAGTAATTAATTCAGAGATAAAAGAAGCTCGTATACAACCCGATCTTAGCACTTGCCTTAAAGGTAAAAGATTAGCAAATCGTACAAACACTGGTAGTAATATTGTTTACCAATGTGTGCGTAGCAAGGCAGAGCTTGAAAAAAATATTGATGGGTCCTTATCAATCAAGAAACTTATATTGGAGTAATTATGGCAAAGACACCAGCATGGCAACGTAAAGAAGGCAAGAATCCTAAAGGAGGATTAAATGCTAAAGGTAGAGCTTCTTATAACAAAGGTCGTACAAAGACCGGCAAGAAGAGAAACTTAAAAGCACCAAGTAAAAAAGTAGGCAACAAACGTAGAGCTAGTTTCTGTGCGAGGATGAAAGGCATGAAGAAAAAATTAACTTCAGCTAAAACTGCAAGAGATCCTAACAGTAGAATTAACAAAGCACTTCGTGCTTGGAACTGTTAATGAAACGTAAGACTTGGGTTAAAAGAGAAACAGTTAGGCTTTGTGGTTATTGTGAAGAATGTAATAAAGAACTATTGAGTAATGAAGGCGGATGGATTATAACTCATACCAAGAAGTATTTTTGCCATGATGGTAAAGATGGTTCTTGTTTTGATAACTATTGTAAACGTAAATTAAAGGAGAAACAATATGCCGGGATATAAAATGAAGAAACCAATGACAAAAAAGAAAGTTAAGAAAGCAAAGAAAGCTAAAAAATCTAAAGGGAGAATGTACTAATGTTAAAAGGTAAACAGAAAAATCTTCCACCTGCATTAAAGAAAAAAATTATTGCAGCAAAAATGAAGAAGAATAAAAATAAAAAGAAAAAATAATGGCAACTAAATCTGTAAAAGCACCTAAAGGTTTTCATTGGATGAAAAAAGGTTCAACCTTTAAACTGATGAAAGGTACTTATAAACCACATAAAGGAGCTGTAAAGATGGCAAAGTTTACAGTACAAAAGAAACATGGCTAAACTATGTGCTAAAGGTAAGGCTGCTGCCAAACGTAAGTTTAAAGTGTATCCATCTGCGTATGCAAACATGTATGCAGCCGGTGTATGTAGTGGTAGAATAAAACCTAAAGCTACAAAGAAAAAAAGAAAGTAATGTCAAAAGGTTTACGATCTTGGGTACAAGCTAACTGGGTAGATATTGCTAACCCTAAAAAGGGTGGTGGCTTTCCGAAGTGTGGTCGTAGTGGTGGGGAAAAAAGAAAGAACTATCCCAAGTGTGTTCCTGCTGCTAAAGCTAGGTCCATGTCTGCAAGTCAGAGAGCTGCTGCAGTATCAAGAAAAAAGAAAGCTGAAAGAAAAACTAGACAAGGTAAGAAACCTAACTACGCAAAAACATAACTATTATTCTTTAATAGTTTCTGCTACAGTTTCTTTTATCTTTTCGTACTCTTGCCACAAAGTTTTTTCCGGTGACCAAAATCTTCTTTGATCTCGTTTCATCTCTATTGAATGTAAAACTGTGGTATGATCTTGTCCAAAGTATCTACCAATATCTGTTAAACCCATATTATATTTTTCAAATAATAAATTATGAATAACATTTCTAGCTCTAACTATGCTTGATGTTCTTGACTTACCCATCAATGTTTCTTTGTGAACCTCAAAGTAAATACAAATTTTATTTATAACTGATTGTACATCAGATGGTTTCGGTGTTTTAAAACTAAAACCTACAATCTTTTTATTTGGTGGCGCAACTTGAACCGGTCTTTTTCTATCCTGCATTTCTTTGCAGCCATTGATAAAACCAAGTCTATAAATTTTTTTTTTATCTTCGCTTAACAAATCGTATGATGATTTAACTTCATAAATAAATTCATTTTGATTTAGATATTTAATATGATTTTCGTATACATTGTTTATATTTTTGGTCATAGATCCCCTACGTTTCCTTCAGTTTTTTTTAAAAAATTAAATTAATAAGTTTATCTTCTCATTAATTCTTCTTTTGTCTGCTCTATCTTCCATATTAATCTGTAAGAATCTTTCTGATACTTACCGACTTTTTGTTTTGCTTCCAGATACTTCTCATGCTTCTTTGCTTGAAGATCCTTTAGCTTCTGCAGACGCAATCTGATCTGTTCCATCATGCTCCTTTTGTACTGTTGTAAAATCAATCTTTAAATTATTGATCTTACATTCTACAAGCTCTCCATTATTGGAGTTGTTTGCAGCCTTCTTTACATCATCAAATAGTTCAATCATTTGAAATGAACACTCACCATTGATAATTCTTCGGTATTTTTTCATACTTTATCCTTTTTGGCAACCTCTTTTTTGTGTATCTCTCTGGTCATTTTATTATATACACTAAGGTCCAAATAGTTATCTGCTTTAAAATTTTTTGTTGATCTATATAGTTTTAGAGCCATCATTAATTGACCTACTTGATATGGTTTTATTCTTTTTTTTAAACTACCAAACAATATAATTGTAAACATTTCTGCTAATAAAACAAAGTTTTCTTGATAGTCACCATAATCTTTTTGTCGATCATCAATAACTTTCTTTTCAATTTCTTGATCTATATCTGTTATTTTCTTATCCATATTGAGAGAGGTGTCTTGGGGAAGAAAACTACCGAAAGGGAACTAGAAAGAAAAACTCCCCCAAGACTAGATATAAGTTAATTAAAACTTATATGATTGTTTGTTACCATAATTAGGTTTGCTTTGAAACCCTTTATTTGAGGTTGCAGGTTTGTCAGTATTGGAAGTAGGTGGTGAAATCTTGACAGTTATACCAACAACATTTCCTTCTCCATCCTGTTCATCCCAAGCGCACTGGTTCCACCAACTACCATCTGCCATCTTCACACCTTTGGTCCACTTCTTTCCTTCTGGCGCATTTTCGTTTGGTGGTGCTACCCAATCCGGTTGCTTCGCTTCATTCTTGTTATGGTTTCTTACAAGATTACACCATACTACATCTTCACTCATTGTTTTCTCCTTTGTTATCATCAGCTTTGTTGCATAGTTTCAGCTAACTGCTGATCATTTGTTAATTGTAATTCACGAGTTTCGGCAATATCTGTTACCTGTCTGTATGCTCGTAAATTATTTCTCATTAGAAAATCAACATCCTTTCTAATTAAATCTTTAACTTCATTAAATTCAGCTAAAGAGTTAGTTGCTTTCAAAGCACGTTTCATTTCTTCTACATCTATAGTATCATCCATATATGTAGGTTCTTCAACAGATTGCTCTGTAGAATCTTCTTCAAATGGTTTTGGCTCATAGCCATCCTCATCTTTAATGCCTGTTTTTAAATTTAATAAATTTAAGAACGCATACTTTCTTGAGTATGACATAGCATTTCCGGTTCCAAACTTATCAAGGTTTCCAAATGCAGAGCAGCCATCAACAAGTATATGTTGTGTTGGATCATCTACATCATAAACTTTCATAGTACATACGACCATAACTTGTTTAATGTTTGGTACAATCTCTGTTAAATAATTACAAGTCGCATACAATCCATTGTCAAGCAATGCTTGTGTTGCTACCTCTTGAACTTTGTCGTGCAAAAGTGGGTTGAAGTGCATCCCATTTGCTTTTGCAGCTTTCTTCACTGCACCTGCGCTCAAACAAGCGGCATGTAGTTTTTGATATATATTTCTTTTAGTCATTTTTCCTTTCACAGTTTTTTTTGTTTATATCTTTTTGCCAATTAGAATTTTTTTCTACTTTCCAAACGTAAGAAGTAACTATTGTATTATTATTTACAGTACACTTCTTACCAAATACTAATTTGGTTTTTGTTTCTTCGTGTGCAAATGCACTTGTTGTTATTATTAAAGACAACAACACTACTATTATTTTACTCATGTTTTTATTCCCCATAGGTTAGTTATTAATTGTAATTGTTCCGGAGCTAAATCTTTATAATAAAAAAAATGGTTCATGTCTGGTGGCTCACACATCAATGCAAGTTCAGACAGATTACCTTTGCAAAACATAATCATACGTTCCCAAAGTATAATCTTTTCAACCATCTTAAAGTATAAATGCTCCAGATGTTCTTCACTCATTAACTCATGCGATTGATCAAAGATGATATGGTCTTTGTCATTTACATAAATTAAATATGGTACCTTCTTGGTAGTCATATAATAAAATGAAGTCTGTGTTAGGTTATCCATTGCTGGTTCAGTGGGTAGCTCTTGTGTACTCAAGTACCACTCATCCTTGTTCTTAACCTTTCTAATGTTCGGTGGTTTTGTTTTTAATTCTATAAATAATTTTTCTGTCAGATAATCTACTCTACCAGTTATCGGTTTGATCATTGTAAATTCTTTGTGATCAACATATTTTTCGCAAACTAATTTATCAGTTCCTACTAAATCTTTCACTACTTTTTTTGTAATACCTATACAATCGTGTGCATAACTTAACATTTCTTTTCTTGCATACTCATCTTTTTTATCTAATGGATCTTTTTTATTTATTTCTTCTAGCTCTTTATTAAAAGAAACATTATAATCCCGGTCCCATTCTGCAGCGACAGAAGTTTTTGTTTTAAATAAAACATCTGCAATCAATCTTTGTACTGTATTGTTTACAAGGTTTCCAAATTGAGGTTTATATCTCCATGACCAAGACCTTCTAATTTTTTCCGGGAAAGTATATTGAATTAAATTTTTGGCAAAAGGTGTAGACGTAGAAGAATAAGACCAATGATCTAATCCATCTCCACCATTGAATATTGCAAATGCTTCTTCTATTAATTGTTCTTTTGTTTTTTCTCTAAGTTTCATAAGTTCCTTTAGTTTTCCACTATCTATACATATATTTTTTTTATTGTAAAGAAAATAATATGATATATATAGATACATATTAGATAAAGAAAGGAATTATGACACTTGAAGAATATCGTAAAAAGAAGGGGTTATCCTATTATAATTTTGGACTTGAGCTTGGCATTATAGGTGTACAAAATCCCGGCACGTCAGTTCAAAGGTGGTGTTTAACTGCTAAAGTTAAAAGATTTCCGGACCCAGATATGGTAAAGAAAATATTAGAAGTAACCAACAATGAAGTAACAATAGAGGATTTGTACAGTGCTTGGTACGAAAAAGTTTAAATACAAAAGAGTTAAAATTATTTGGCAAGATATTGTTAGTAATTCTGAGTGGACTACACTTGAGAAAGCTAAAGAGCAGACGTACAGTTGGTGCGAGGACACCGGCTATCTATTATGTAAAGATAAAAAAAAAGTTATTATCTTTGCTTCTCATAGCTTTGATGATGATGGTTCTCTTACAGTTGGTAACACTACAGTATATCCAAGATCGGTTGTGAAAAAAATTGAGGTTTTAAAATGACATACGAAGGTATATTTGATGAAACAGATTGCAAACAAGAATTAAAACGAGCAAAGAAATATATACAGAAACAAGCAGATATAATTTTAGCTTTAGAGAAAGAACTAGAAGAAAAAGAAAACGAGATAATAATAATTAAGAATAAATAATTTATGGCTAGATGGACTTATGCTTTCAGTAATGGAAGTTATAACGATTGGCATAGAAAATACGAGGGTATTGCTATGATTGATATAGATAGTATTGAGGTTTGTCCTCGTTGCTACGAGCCACTTGCTATACTTGAAACTTGTTATGATAAAGGACAGAAATATAAGGCTACAAACCTTGTAAAGACCCTTGCTAGTCGCTTAAATATACCCTGTTTTTTAGTTTTTTATAGAAATCTGACCTCAACTACCCTAACCTTTAGAGTTAAGCGAATAACAAGCTCTCCGACAGAGTTTGAGGTTATGAACGAGAACCAATGGCTATCTATCTTGCTAGACCTCCAACGAAATCACAGAAAATATTGTGCAGACTAGAGGTTTTATACACATAACGTACAAATTGTACTTTCATCTTAATAGATTGTCCGGTCAAAAGAAATCTAACTGTCTAAATGTATTTATGGCGCTCATGAAACACTGTTGGAAGAAGAATAACTATTCGGCTGGTCTAAGGCACATGACTTTAGCTAAAGATACTAACTTATCTAGGTCTACTGTTAAGAGATCACTTGAAACTTTAGAGAAGATGAATGTAGTTTATTCTATCAAAGGTCGCAGTGGTAAAACCTACTCTATCAATCAATTATTCATTAAAAATGAGGGTCTATTTCAAGGTAGCTCAAATCTACACACCTCAATGTCTAAATCTGAACTACCTAATGCGCAAATAAGAGCTACATTAGTAGATACATTAGAAGTATATACTATAGAAAATATAATTAGAGATAATAGAGGTAATCAACAAGCTATAGTAGACAATTTAGCGAAGCTCCCCCTTGCACAGCTTAATTCAGATACTAAAAATCCATACTATATTAAACTTGCTAAAGAAAGAAAGGCTGAACTGGACCAGGAAAGTAAAGCAAGTTATGTACACCCTCAAAAAATATTAGCTGAACTTTCTAAGATAAGTAAGAACAGTAACCCTAGATACAAAGAGAAAGTTGCATATAATAAACGTAACAATTTAGATTGGAAAGGTAGACCTAAAAAATAATGCCGGGAAGAGCTATGAGAAAGGTGTTCTGTCAAGGCTACACTCGTGCCGGTAGACGTGAGGGTAAACTAATACCTTGTAGAATGAAGGGTTATCAGTTGGCAAATGGGACCTTTTATTGTAAGTATCATGGGTACCAAAATGTTAAAGGGTTTAGAAAATCTAATTACACAGATGAAACTAGAATAAAACAATTAAGTAAACTACAACAATTTAGAAAGTATACAGATGACCAACTCAAAGAATATTACTACACCAAAGTCAAAGTCAGAATTAATAACAACGAACCAAGCAGATATAATCTGCGAAAAACTAACGAGAGGTCTAACACTTACAGAAATCTTAGAGGAAAAACAGTACGAGTTCAGCTTGATGAAGTTCTATGCTCACTTAAAAAAAAATCCAGAATTGAATGAAAGAATAACAGAGGCTAGAAAGAATGGTGTACAAACTTTAATTGATAAGCTGTTGCAAATCTTTCAGTATCAAGAGGTTGAAAATCCTAACCAGATATTATGGATAAGAGAGAAGACAAAATTTATTACGTTCTTGGCTAACAAATTAACTGATCTGTATTCTGATAATAAGGTGCAGCAAGTTAAGACAGATCAATCTATTAAGATTAGTTGGGAAGATAATCAAAGTGATATGATTGATGTATCAGAGGATATAGTTGATATACCCTCTGATAATAAAGATTAATTAAAATAACCTTGTTGATATTTTTTTAAAAGAAATTTACTTAAACCTTTTTGAAATTCTTGCTTATCTTTTTTATCATCTGCAAGAACTTCTATTCTCAAACCTTTTAAAATGTTGGGTTGTTTTTTCTTTGTTGTTTTTTTCTTTGTCATTTGTTTCCTTTCCTAGTTTTATATTTTGTTCAGTAAGTTTTATAAGTCGCATTACATAGCCACTTATAAATTCTACTTCATCAAAATTTCGTTCCTGTGTCAGTTGTTTATTCATTTTTCCCTTTTGTTTTTTTCATTTACCATATCAACCAAATCATTTGGCAATGGTTCTATATCGTAGTCATAAAGTATGGCAAGACTTTGTTCTTCTTCTTGCTTTAATTTATCTAGGTATTTGTTCCAATCATCAATTATTTTACCTAGTTTATCTACTTTTTTATTCATTGGTCCCTTTCTTATTTGTTTAAGTTTGTTAAGATATACTCACCAGATTTAATTTTCTTTTTTGTTTCTGTTATACTTTCACCTAAAAATATATTTCTATACTTGCCGGTTGTGTTGCTATAATTCCAATATTTTTGATCTAGTTCTATTGAATTGATAGCTGTCTTTTTAGCAATCATAGATTTATAAGATTGAAAAAATGTATTGCCTACATCATCAGTAATTATAAATTGATTTGCTATTTTGTTTCCACTATTTCCTGTTATGTTTCTTACTTTCATTGTGTTTCCTTTCTTTGATTTGTTTTAAACATATCCAAGATGTATAAATTAATTATGACTAAAACAAGGCAAGATAAAAAAAAATATAAAATTATTTTGTGTGATATATTTGCAACAGGTGTTGTATAATTACAGTTTATAATGGTTCTAAGTTTTATTGGGTCTTATTAGATTTGTTTTAAAATGTTCCTATTTTAATTTATAGAGCGCAAACTTTTTTTGTGCGATAAAACAAACGACAGTATTATTGACCTATCTATAAAAAATAAAACATTAACCGCTTTAGGTTTGATAACTTTCTATTACCACTAATCTAAAAAAGATATAATATATAGAACAAGGGTACATTTTTTAGAAACCTTGACCCCCTATACCCCCAAAAACCTACCGCATTTTATTATATATATATTGACCGGACTTGAGGACACCCTTAGATCCAGCCACCCCTTTATACACAAACACTTTTTTAGTTTTATTTTTTTTCAAATACATTAAATGTAGTATATGGATTACTTTACTACAGATGATTTAGATTCAGTTGTTTACATTGAAGAAGGCACAAACAACGTAATAATTAAGTTTTATGGCTTTCCCAATAAGATAACTTCTGATTTATTTATTACTTATGCTATGCTTAGTATGGGTTTTGACTATCAACCTATTAGTAGTATGAAGTCTGACAGAATACACTAGATATGGATATTAAAATACCCTACACACCAAGGAAACACCAAGCTCATTTACATAGACAAATAGATAAGCACAGATGGAATGTACTCGTATGCCATCGTAGGTTTGGTAAAACAGTATGCATGATCAACCACCTAATTAGGTCAGCATTACTGTCCCAAAATAAAAACCCTAGGTATGCCTATATTGCACCCACCTTTAAACAAGCAAAGTCTATTGCATGGGATTACATGAAACAGTTCACCGCCAAGATACCCCACACCAAGTTTAACGAGACAGAGCTGCGTGTAGACCTACCTAATGGCTCTCGTATTACCTTGCTAGGCAGTGAATCGCCAGATGGTCTTCGTGGAATATATTTAGATGGATGTGTGATTGACGAATATGCGAACGTCAATAGTAAGCTATTTCCAGAAATTATTAGACCTGCATTATCAGATCGTAAAGGTTACTGTGTGTTTATTGGTACACCTATGGGAATGAACAATAACTTCTATGAATTATACCAACACGCACAAGGTGCGGATGATTGGTTTCACTATAAAGCTAAAGCTAGTCAAACAAAGATAGTTGATCAAGATGAATTAGATAAGGCAAAAGAAGTTATGGGAGATAAGAAGTATCAGCAAGAGTTTGAGTGTGATTGGATTGCCAACATAGAAGGCGCAGTGTATGGAGATGTAATTGCAAAACTAGATGATGACAGACAGCTTACCAGAGTGCCTTACGATCCTGCGCTACCAGTATCAACAGCATGGGACCTTGGAGTATCAGATCACAGTTCTATAATATTTTATCAGCAGCTTGGCAGATCCATAAACATTATTGATTACCACGAAGAGAAAGGTCAAGGTCTACCTTATTACATTAAGATGATTAATGAAAAAGAATATATCTACAAAGATCATTTTGCTCCGCATGACATTGAAGTTACAGAATTTGGAAATGGCAAAACTCGAAGAGAGGTCGCTACGCAATTAGGATTAAGGTTTAAAGTCGTACCAAAAATTCCATTAGAAGATGGTATCCATGCAACAACAATGATGTTACCTAGATGTTGGATTGATGTTGAGCATTGCAAAAGTTTGATAGATGCGTTAAGACATTACCACAGGAAGTATATTGATAAAAACAGAATGTTTAGATCAAAGCCTGTCCACGATTGGAGCAGCCATGCGTGTGATGCCATGAGGTATCTCGCTGTTGGTCTTCAAGAAATTAATACTAGACAAACTGCTCCACAAGTTGTAGCAGATAATAATTATAGGATTTTATAATTATGGGTTCAATATTTAAACCAAAGATGCCATCATTGCCACCACCACCTCCAGCACCGGAGCCACCAAGTGATGAGCTAACAGCAGAAGAAAAAGAAAGAATTAAAAAAGAACAAGATGCTATTATGAGAAGAAGAAAAGGTAGAAAACAGACTATACTTACTGGACCTCTTGGTATACAAGAAACAGAAGAAAAAGCATTAGAAACATTATTAGGAAAGAAGGATTAATATGGGTGCAAGTGGACCAAGTGGACAAGATAATGGCGGATCAAGAGAAAGCAATAAGAAAGCTAGAAAAGATACAGAAGTTTCTGCTTACGAAAGAGAAATAGAAAAACAAAAAGCAGCTGAGAAAGCTCAGAAAAAAAATACTACAAGAAAATCTACTGACGATCCCAGAAATACTAATAGAGAAAATGCAGCAGTTTCTAATTACACAAGTCTAACTAAAGATGATGCTGTCAAAATAAAACAAAGTAAAGAAAAAGTTAAAAAAGCAACTGGTAAATCAAAACTTGATAATTACGAAATTCCAAAATCAGATGCTCCGGGAGTAATTGGTGCTACTTTAAATTTAACTCAACCATTTAGACAAAAAAGTTTTGAAGTAAACAGAGAATATTATCAAAAGAATGTAGTTGGTAAAGAAAATTACAAAGACACATTTGATGATTACGAAAGATATATAAAAGGTAGAAGTGAAGGTAAACTAGATGCAATGGGTAGACCTATAACATCTACTGGAGGCAGAGATAGTAAAGTTACTGAAGCTCCAAAAGAAACTGTTAAGACTTCAATACTTTCTCAACCAGTAGAAGCTGAAACTAAAGTTGAAACTTTTAAAGAAGAAAAAAAAGAAGATAAATATGATGTTAGAAAAATTAAAAAAAAAGGAAGAAGAAAAAATATACTAACTTCATCAAAAGGTGTAACAACAGTTTCAGACGATTATTCGTTAGGTAAGAAAAGTTTATTAGGAACAGTATAATGGCAAAAACAGATTTAACTAAATCTTTAATGTCAAGATTTGACAGGCTGAAGGCACAAAGACAAAATTGGGAAACACATTGGCAAGAAGTTGCAGATTACATGCAACCAAGAAAAGCTGATGTTACTAAAACAAGATCAAAAGGTGATAAGAGAACAGAATTAATTTTTGATTCATCTCCAATACAAGCAGTAGAATTATTAGCAGCATCATTACATGGAATGTTGACTAACCCTTCTACTCCTTGGTTTTCATTACGATTTAAAGATTCATCTTTAGAAATGGAAGATGAAGCTAAACTTTGGTTAGAGAACGCAACTGAAGTTATGTACACAGCATTTAACAGATCAAACTTTCAACAAGAAATATTTGAACTGTACCATGACTTAATTACTTTTGGTACAGCAGCAATGTTTATACAAGAAGATAATCAAGATATATTAAAATTTTCTACAAGACACATTAACGAAATTTTTATTGCTGAAGATGACAAAGGTAGAATAGATACTGTTTACAGAAAATTTAAACTATCAGTAAGAGCTGCAATACAACAATTCGGCAATAAAGTTTCAAGCGATATAAAAATGCAATCAGCAAAAGATCCATACAATGAAGTAGAGATGTTGCACGTTGTATACCCAAGATCAGATTATAATCCTAATTTAAAAGATACAGATAACATGCCATTTGAATCTGTTTATATTGAAATGAAGAATGGTAATGAATTATCAGTATCGGGTTTCCAAGAGTTTCCTTTTGTAGTTCCTAGATACTTAAAAGCATCACATGAAATATATGGAAGATCACCAGCTATGACAGCGTTGCCAGACGTAAAGATGCTAAACGAAATGTCAAAAACTACAATCAAAGCTGCGCAGAAACAAGTGGACCCACCACTATTAGTTCCGGATGATGGTTTCTTATTACCAGTTAGAACTGTACCGGGTGGATTAAATTTTTATAGAAGTGGTACAAGAGATAGAATTGAACCATTAAACATTGGTGCAAATAATCCACTAGGTTTAAATATGGAAGAGCAAAGAAGAACTGCTATTAGAAATGTATTTTATGTAGATCAATTAATGTTGCAACAAGGTCCACAAATGACAGCAACAGAAGTTATACAAAGAAACGAAGAGAAGATGAGATTACTAGGTCCAGTGTTAGGTAGATTACAATCAGAATTATTGAAACCAATGATTGATAGATGTTTTAATATTTTATTTAGAAGAGGACAGTTTGCTCCTGCACCAGAATTTTTATCTGGTCAAGACATAGAAATAGAATATGTTTCTCCTCTTGCTAAAGCACAAAAATCTACAGAGCTTTCATCAATTACTAGAGGTATAGAAATATTAGGATCACTTGCTAATGTAGCTCCAGTATTTGATTATATTAACTTTGATGCTTTAGTTAAACATGTTGCTGATCTTGTAGGAGTTCCGCAAAAAGTTTTAAAACTACAATCACAAGTTAATGCAGAAAGAGAAGAAGCTGCATCGGCAGCACAACAACAACAACAAATGGCTCAGATGCAACAAGTTGCACAAGCCGCAGGAGATGTAGCACCACTAGCGAAAGCATTGCCGGAAGAAGCAAGAGCTTTAGCAAATGCTGAAGTGGAATAGTATGGAAACAAAACAACTAGAGAAAGTAATAAAAGAACTACAAACAAATTATAAATTCATATTCAATACAGACGAAGGCAAGAAAGTCTTAGCTGATCTTGAAAAAAGATGTCAT